ATCTTTATCCCGTATTCCTGCATGATCGCGCGGAGGTCGTGCGTGATGAAATGATAATCTGTTTTGATACCATACATCCCAGACGTCGCGGTAACGAGCCCTTTTTCTTTCCACAGGCCGTAAGGTACGTCATCTGTACGGATATGCTCCGCAAGCCGCAAGGCGGGGATATACGATTTTGACCAGATGTAGACTTTTTCATCGTCAAGCGGGAAAAGCAGCGCGATGGAGGTCAAGTCTCCGCCACTTGAAAGGTCGATACCTAGGATTGCCTGACGCCCTCGCATATCCGCAAGCGTCATGTCGCAGCCGCACTCTGTCCATTTCTTCGCGTCGATAAACGCGCCGCCCGTGTAGGTACACCACCTGTTGAGCGATTTCGTGAGAAAGTTTATCAGGTCATCGCCCTGTTTTTCTTTCGCGTCAATGGCCTTTTCTGCCATGCGTGCGAGCATTTCGTCGTTGAGTGTGTTGTCAACGTTCCAAAGGTGAAGCGGGTTTGCCTTCGCCCAGTTCTTAGGCTCCCAGATGTCATCATCTTCATCCATCTCAGCGATAAAAATAAACAGGGAATCTTTCTCAATCGCGCCCGCAAGCACTTTTTTGCAAAATTGATATTGCTCGTAGCACGGCGCATTGAGATTGAAGCCCGCCGTTGTGATGGCAAGCGTCAACGCATTGTCAACGGTAATCTGTCCGTCAAGCATGAGTTTATACATCTGGTCGGTCTGGTGCGCATGGTATTCATCAACTACGGCGAGAATCGACCGAAAGCCATCTGCTGATTTCGTATCGCGACCGATGGCCTTGATTGTCGTTCCCGTTACCTTGCTGACTATCGTATGCTCGTATTCCTTCACCTTGTAAAGTTCCGCGAGTTCCGCGTCGGATTTGATAAACTTGTTGACCTCGCCCCAGACAATGTTTGCCTGGTCTTGCTTTGTCGCGGTGCAGAACACACGCCCCATCTCATAGCCGCTGAACGTCGCGAAGTCGTTGCAAAGTTCGCCCGCTATGAATGATTTGCCGTTCTGTCTGCCTACTTGTATATAGGCTTCGCGATACCGTCTGATATTCGACCGCTTTTTCCTCCATCCAAAAATGTTGCCTAGGATGAAGTTCTGAAAACCGCGCGTAACGAGCGGCTTTCTCTGTTCACCTTCGCCGATTGTGAGAGTATTGGCGATGTCGATATGTTTTTCAGCGGCCGCGACATCGAAAATATACGGAAAGTCTTTTCGTTCCATATCGTCAAGGTGGCGCTTGCACGCTTGATATTCTGCATGTCCGCACAACTTGCCGCCGCTAACGATGAGCCGCGCGTATTCCGTTGTACGGTCTTGCATTTATCTCACCCCTTAGACGTATTTCAGGAACTTATTGACCTTCTTTTCTTCTTTCGTCGGCACGATGAGCTTGAGCCTGTCAGTCGTTGCAAGGCCGAGTTTTGTACTCATCTTCGCGATGAGTTCAGCTGCTTTGACCTGCACGTTCACCGCCGGATTCATCATCCTGCCACTCTTGCCCGTAATAACTGCGCCGTCCTTCTGGATGGCAAGGCTTGCTTTCGTGTAGCGGTCAAATTGGTCGGCGTAAATTGCAAGCGCTGCAACATCGAGATTATCGAGCAAGTCGATTTTCGCCGCTTCATCAACTACGCGGTTATACTCTAGCGCAGCCTCATCCGATAGCCATTCCGGCGCACCGCGCTCCAGTGTCTTGCGGTCTATCTTGAGGTCTTTTTCCTGTTGCTCCCGTGACGCGCGGGACGCTTTGGAAATCTTCCCCGTAGATATACCGACTACTTTTCTAGGTCTTGCCATGCTTTTCACCTCCCGTTCGCCTGTGTCCTGTGCTAGTGTACTTTTTCGTAAAATGTCCATCATTAAAAGTTTTTAGCGTTTTTGCGAGAAAAAACAGGGGCGCGTTACATCAGAACCTTCCCTAAAACTTTCTCAGCCCTCCCCTAGGGTGCTTCTATTCGCTCGTGAGTGGTTTTATATGCGTCAACTTCTAAATCCTCTCAGAAACGAATCTGCGCGCTTGTCTCAGTTCATGAATCATCTTCACTTTGTCCGCTTTGCTATGTGAGTAGGTTGCGTGAACCATCTCATGCGTAGCGTGTGACAAGTAGATAAGATTATCCGCGTCTAGCTTCAAGTCATTCGCGTCATGGACTGGAACGATGTGATGTGCTGCGTTGCCCGGTATGACTTTTCCCGTCTTGTAAAAGACGTATTCATCCATACCGCAAGCCCGCGCCTTGACGTACTGCCGCAAGTAGTTCCACGCTTTAGATGAGTAGAACTTCGTATCGGCTTTACGTCTG